CAATGCCTAGCTTAGGGTACTCTACGAAACCCTGGGTGATAGCTCTACGGAACCTCAGCGGCTTCAGCACAGCTTTATGAACACCAATTGTGGCGAGGTCTCTCGCCTACTAAAGCTTGACGCGTACAGTTTGCTGTTTTAAATTGATTTGCAGGTTAAAATGAGGTATAATTGGCTTAGAAATATTTGTAAAGGGGAGATTTTTTATGATTTGCCCAAAATGCAATTGGGATAATGCGGAAGGAAGCGTTTTTTGTAACAAGTGTGGATGTAAATTAGCTGATGAAAAAAAAGAGGATGATCCAGAACCTAATTCTAATCAGAATATTGATTCTTCCAAAAATTCAAAGCAGACTATACAAACGACTGAACAGAAAAATGTTAAGGTTAAGAAAAATAAAACCATTAAGTCATTAGTGATTGTTGTTTCTATATTGTTGGTAATATCAACAATTGGAGGGGCTATTGTTTTTAAAATTAATTCAGATAAAAAAGCAAAGCAAGCTGCGTATGAAAAATATGAGTTAAATTTTGCGACTGCAACTATCAAAATTCTTACAGAAGCATATATTTGCGAAACTATGTGCAATAGCATTTCTGTTACCTGGAGAAATGCTATTGAATCTTCATATAAAGACTTTAATACTGAAATTAGAAAACTGCAAGATAAATGGAAAAATGATGGCTCGCTTGATGAGCGTCAAAAGGCAAAAGATGATATAGAAAAAATGATGAAGCAACTTCAGAACCCTCCCAAAGATTATGAAGAGGCATATAAGCTTTTAATTGACCTATATGGATATTATGGACAAATTTATAGCCAAGCCACATCACCACAAGGGTCATTGCTAACGTATAATCAGGATGTTAACCAAAAAGCAAGCGAATTTAGCAAGACCTATGATAAAATAAAGGTTATTAAGCCAGATATAGAGTCAAAAGCTAAAAAGTGATTCCCTTTTTCAGGGAGGTAATGTGGTTTGTGGTGAATCCATTATAACACAAGGAGTTCAAGGTCTCAATTTTCATTTAACTTAACAGAACGTTAGTTAAATAGAGGAGTGATTTTTATGGATATGAGCAATTTAAATATCCCTATTTATTTGAATCAAAAAGTTGTATTCGATATGTTGGCTGTTATTGAAGACGGGTTTTCTCAAATATCCTCAATTCAAACTTCTAATGACAATAAGTCTGGTTTAAAGAGTGAAATAGGAGCTGAATTAGGTGCAAGTAACATCTTTGCTCTTTTGGGTATTAAGTTAAAATCATCTTTACAAGGGGAAGAAATGCAGGCTGAAAAATCAACTGTTACCCAAGAAAAGGTACATACACCAGCGTCACTATTTTGTAAACTTAGGAACCAATTAAATGATGCTAAAATTATAAAACAAATAACTGAAGCAAATGATCTGCAGAGTATAAAAGCAGGAGATTTTGTTGAATTTAGTGGAAAATTACAAAAAAATCCGCTCATATCATTACTTGAAGCTATACAAAAGCTTGGTGAACTTGCTGCTGTATTTAATGATAACGGTCAAACAAAAGGTAAGAACAATAAGATTAATGATGATAAAAGAATTATTAATCAAATTAAAGCCATGAGAGACAATCTTCAAGATGGAAATATGATAGATTTAATATGTGATTTAAACAGCAGCAAGGGTATAAAGGCTGTGTTGCCAACCTATATTGACTATTTTTTTAATAGAAACATGAACGAAATAATTGATGGTGAATATAGAATACTTGGAAAAGTGACGAAAATAGTTATTGGAGATGATGAAAGTGATTATATAAATCTTCTTCGTAATACAAGTTTTTCATTACTACAAGATCAGCTTATGCAGCAGATGATGACAAAGCTTAAGAATTCTGAAACAGCAGGAATTGATATTCCTGAAATGATAGCAAGAATAAGTAAACCTGCTATTTTGGTTATACCTATTTCAATATTTATATAAACGTGTAAAAGCTTGCCTGTACTACTCGGTACGGGCCATTTTTATGTCCATTTGAAAGGAGCGATGTATTTGGATATAAACGAAAACTTAATACTTGAATGCTTGAATGAACTCAACAAAAATGCCAAAGATAAGCAGAGATACAAGGACTACTATGAAGGCAACCACTCAATTCTAAAGAACTATCAAATGCAGGACAGCAGGAGCAACATGAAGCTGGTGTTCAATTTTCCACGTAAGTTTGTAGACAATGAAACCGGCTATCTTCTTGGGAAACCTGTCAATTATGTTTCCAAATCAGATGATAATGAGATTATAGATGCCATCGACAGAAATACGAGCCATTGGGATAAAGAGCATAATATAAACCTTCGGAAACAATCTGAAATATATGGTGAAGCCTATGAACTCAACTATATCAATACAGATGGGGAATTCTGCGCAACCATTCTGACACCTATAGAAGCTTATGTTCTGGAAGATGGCACTGCCGAAAGAAATGTAGTGCTGGCCTTGCATACCTTTACAAAAAAGTTTGATGATAAAAAATACCTTGATGTATATACTGATTCCGAAATCAGGCATTATGAATTAGGAAGCAGTGGAACGAGGCCGGAGCTTAAATATATCGGCAGCCATGAACATATCTTCGACAGAGTGCCTGTAATAGTTTGCCCTGCCAATAACGAAAGGAAAAGCGGATTCCAAGATGTAGTCAGTTTGTTTGATGCGTATAATGCCATAAATTCCGATTTAGTCAATGAAATTGCCGACCACAGGAATGCTTATCTTGTCATTGAAAACGCCAAAATTGAGGAAGAGGACTTGCTGAAAATGAAATCTATGGGAATTATCCAGGTCCCTAACCAAGCGAAAGTTTACTGGCTGACCAAAGATATCAATGACAGCTTTGTTAAAAATGAACTTGACAATATTGAAAGAAAAATATTTGACCTGATGGACGAGGTTAATTTCAACGAGAACTGGGCTGCCAACACCTCATCACTGGCACTTCGCAATAAGCTCTTGAACCTGGAGAACAGGGTTGCCATGAGGGAAGCCATCATGGAGAAGGTTATCAGGCAAAGGCTCAAGAACCTGTTTGTGTATCTAAAAAAGAAGGAGGGTAAATCCTATGACTACAGGGATGTTGCGGTTAAATTTACAAGGAACCTTCCTACCGATTTGACAGGGCTTGCCGATGTTATAACGAAACTCAAAGATGTATGCTCAAAAGAAACGCTTCTTGCTCTCCTGCCGTTTGTTGAAAATCCAAAAGTTGAGCTTGAAAAATACTATTTTGAAAAAAGACATTTTGGTAATATTCCTGAAGGTAACATTTCCTCGGTTCAAAATCAGGTTATTGTATAAATAAACAATTTAAGCCTTTATTTTATCGGGTAGGGTAAATTATACTGCCTGTCTTTTTCATGCTTTCAGAAATAAAAAATCCAATATTTTCATTTAACTCAAAAAATGCCATGAACTGCTTGAAATAAGCAGGTTTGTGGCTGTTTTTACATAGAAATTAATTTGCCCGTTTTTATAGGGGATTGGAGGTACGGTTTGTGTGGCAAGATTGAGCAATTTGGCAAAGGAGGGCATGGGCTTCTGGATTAATTCTAATGGAGAAATCCAGTACCATAAAAAGTGTGCAAGATGCAGGCACAAGTGCAAACAATCTTTCAGGTGTGTGGATGTAATATGCCCACGCTATGAAAGAAGGTAAATAGATTGTCCTGGGCATGACGTTAAACTGCCCTAATATTATATGTGTCTGGGCTTAATGGTCAGATGTGTAAAACGAAAGGAGATTTATATACTATGACATTCGAAGAAGTAAAAAAGTACATGGATGAAAACAAAACCTCAGATGAGGTGAAAGCATACCTTCAGGGCTTGATGAGCGTTGAAGGAGTGCAGAAGTTTCTTTCTGAAAATGAGGAAGGCAGGAGATGGTTCGACAGCGAAAAGGACAAACACCTTGAAAAGGGTTTAAAAACCTGGAAGGACAACAACCTGCAAAGAGAGATTGACAAAAAGATAAAAGAGCTTTATCCGGAAGAATCCGAGGAAAAGAAGCAGCTTCGGGAATTGACAGCCAAGATTGAAAGGATGGAGCTTGAAAAACAGAGGGAGATATTAAAGAATAAAGCCCTCACTATCGCTTCCGAAAAGAAGCTTCCAATCAATAAGATAGCTGACTTGTTCATTGCGGAGGATGAGGAAGCTACAGTTGCTAATATTAGCAAGTTTGAGGAGATATTCAATTCTTCTGTTCAGTCTGCTGTGGAAGAAAGGCTTAAAAGCAATGGATATAATCCGCCGCAGAATAACAGCAGCAGGAACAACCAGCCTAAAAGCCTTAATGAAGCGTTAAAACAGTATTATTCCAACCAAAACAAGTAAAATTTGAAAGGAGATTGATTTTATGATTACATTAGCACAGGCAAAATTAAACACACAGGACGATATACAGGCAGGAGTTATTGATGAATTCAGGAAGAGTTCATTCATACTGGACAACATACCCTTTGATGACGCTGTTACCCCTGGGACAAACGGCGCAACACTCACATACGGGTACACAAGGCTGATCACACAGCCGACAGCGGCTTTCAGGGCCATCAACAGCGAATATACCCCGCAGGAAGTTGAAAAGCAGAGGTATACGGTTGAGTTAAAGCCCTTCGGAGGCTCCTTCCAGATTGACAGGGTTATCGCAAGCACAGGTGGTTTGGTGGATGAAGTAAACCTTCAGGTTCAGCAGAAGGTGAAAGCAGCAAGGGCATTATTTCATGACACCATCATCAATGGCGATTCTGCTGTGGATGCCAATTCCTTTGACGGGCTCAATAAAGCAATCACAGGCTCCAGCACAGAGTTTAACACTGGAGCATATATAGACCTGTCAACATCCTCGGCAGTAGATACCAACTATAAGCAATTCCTTGACCTGCTGGATGAGTTCCTCTCTAATCTTGACGGGAAGCCGACATTCCTTGGGGGGAATTCAAAACTCATCACTAAAATCAAAGCAGTAGCAAGAAGGGCAGGATACCTCACTCAGAGCGAGGATGCATTCGGCAGGAAGGTAGATGCCTATGACGGAATTGTACTGGTTGACCTTGGAGCGAAAGCAGGAAGCAATGACCCTGTTGTATCTATTGTAGATACAAGGGAACCAAACGGTACTGATGTAGTGACAGGCCTTACCGACCTTTATGCAGCAAGGTTGGCTCTTGATGGATTCCATGCCGTATCCCTTGCAAATCAGGACTTGGTGAAGATATGGCTTCCCGACTTTTCTACAGCCGGAGCCGTAAAGAACGGAGAAGTGGAAATGGTGGCGGCTGTTGCATTAAAGGCAACAAAGAGTGCAGGGGTATTCAGGAATATCAAAGTATCTTAATGGGGAGGTAAACTATGGCGAAGATATACTGCAGAAATAAGCAATACAACGGTATATCCGCCGGCGTAAACTTTGTAAACGGGGTAGGGGTTACTGATGACCCTTACCTTGTTTCCTGGTTTATGGAGAATGGCTATACCGTAGAAGAGAAAAAAGAAATAAAGAATTATGAAGACATGACATATAAAGAATTAACGGATTATGCAAAAGAGCGTGGGTTTAACGGAATCGGGTATAAAAAGGAACAGTTAATTCAGGCATTATATGATTTGGACAAAAAAGAAGATAAAATAAGGGAAACGGAGGGATAACCTGTGCTTGAAATCGTAAAAATGCTGCTTGGCATGGATATTTCAGACACATCGAAAGACAACTTGCTCAACCATTTCATTAAGAAAGCCACAGATATTATCTTAGGCTACTGCAATATAGATGCGCTGCCCGAACAGTATTATGATTGAAGGTTTTGCTTTAAATATGTGTAATAGGAAAGGGGATAAAAATGGAAATAAAAGCTGATGTTAAACCTATTAGTGAATTAATGAAATTTTACTTTACAATACCGG